GTCTGGTTCTGCGTCATTATTTTTTGATGAAGCTGATGCAGGTCAATTACTTTTAGTTCTAGGAACATCAATAGCTTTGAAAGTGTACCCAGAAGGTGCAAGTTCAGGAGATAAATATTACTATGGTGATGCAATCATAACTGGTAGCAACATATCAGCATCTTTTGATGGAATGGTAGAAGCTGAAATAACATTTACAGGTACTGGTGCAATAACATTAGGAACTGCGTAATTAATTATTAATTAGAAAAGGAAGATATGAACGTAATAGATAGAGTGAAGGCACATTTTGAACAACAAGGTGTTAAAAAAATTGAGGTTGCTGAGTGGGGCGAGGAAGGCAAACCTTTAACAATATACTGCACACCATTTTCATTAGGAGAAAAAAGAAACCTATTTAAAGGTGCTAGAAATGATGACATAGCTGTTTTAGTAGATGCTATTGTTTTAAAAGCTAGAGATGGTGAAGGTAATAAAATATTTAAGCTAGATGACAAGCAAACATTATTGAATAATGCTGACCCAAATGTTATAGCTAGAGTAGCAACAGAAATGTTGAATGGCATTTCTTACGAGGAAGCTGAAAAAAAGTAAGAGGTGATGTAGAGCTTTATTCTATACTTGCTCTAGCTCACGAGTTAAAAAAAAGTGTAGAAGAAATTAGTCTTTTAACACAAGACGAGTTTTATTATTGGATTGCATATTTTAAGGTGAAGGCAGAAAAAGAAAAATTACATGGTAGACAACAAGATAGACATTCGCCTAAACGCAATTGATAATACTAAAAGAGCATTTGACGATCTTAATAAGAATTTAAAAGAAACAAATAATACCACACAAAAAGTTAGCACAAGTTTTCTTACTCTTAAAAATGCAGTATTAGCATTTGCTACTGGTGCTACACTTAGAGCAATTATAAATACAACTGCTTCATTTGAAAACCTTAGAACTACACTAAAGTTTGTTACTGGTTCAATAGAAAGTGGTAACAATGCTTTTCAACTATTACAAAATTTATCATTAAGATCAAAGTTTAGTGTAGAACAATTATCAGATGCTTTTGTTGCACTATATTCATCTGGCATAAATCCTACTGAAGAATTATTAACTACATTTATTAATACTGCTTCTGTATTTGGAAATGAAATAGATACATTAAACGACTTAACAAGATTATTTGCAAAAGGAACACAGGGTGGACTTGGTTTGCAATCTTTAAATCAATTAGCTGGTAAAGGTATTCCAGTATTTGATATTTTAGAGCAGAAACTTGGAGTTACAAAAGATACTTTGGCTAAGTTTGCTGAAGGTACTGGTAACTCTGAAAAAATATTGAAAGCTTTACAAGAAGGATTGTCTGAAACATTTGCTGGTGCTAATGAAGCTAGAGTAAACAATTTATCTACTGCTATATCATCTTTAGGTAGAGAGTTTTTAAAAGCATTTGAAACACTATCAGGTGGTGGTGGATTTAACAGAGCATTAATAGATTTAATAAACAGTCTTAAAGAATTATTATCAACACTAAACCCATTAATAAAAGCATTAGGAAAAGTATTCTCATTTATTGCTGACTCATTAACTGGTGCTTTCCAATTCTTAAATGATACAATCAAAGATACAATTAGCTTATACAATAAGTTAGTTGATTTCTTAGGATTAGACAAAACAGTTAAGATAGAAATTACTAGGGGTCAATTAGAACAAGGTGCTATAACACCACCTACATCTAGAAAAGCAGATACATCTTTTTTTGGATTACTAAACAAAGAACTAAGAGAAGCACAACTTACATTCAAAACTATTGAAGAAACATTATCTAAGGGTGTTGTAGAAGGAATTAAAGGTGTTTCTAGAGGTATTGCAGAAGCAATAGTTCTTGGTAAATCTTTAAACCAATCTTTTAGAGAATTAGCACAAAAGATTTTAGTTCAAGTTATTGAAAGACTAATTGAAGAACAATTAATAAAACTATCTTTATTTGCATTAGATAGATTAAGAAAAGCTTTAGAAGAAGATAAAACAAGAGAAATACAAAAACAAAACAATTTATTATTAACTCAATTAGGTTACCAATCTACATTAGCTTCATTAAATACATCAGGTTCTTCTGGTGGTGGGAATGGTTTTGGACTAGGAGATTTAATTAGCATAGGTTCTAGTATATTTGGTGGCTTTGCTGAAGGTGGTGCTGTTAAAGGTGGACAACCTATTACAGTTGGAGAAAGAGGTAGAGAATTATTTGTACCAAATACAAATGGAACTATTGTACCTAATCAAGACTTAGGAGTTGGTGCTAACAATTATAACTTCACTATTGTTGCAACAGATGTAAGAGGTGTAAAAGATTTGCTATTAAATAACAGATCAACTATTGTAAATATTATGAACCAAGCTTTAAATGCGAAAGGAAAATCTAGTTTAGTATAATGAGTGGTACTTTTCCTTCAACACCTACAACAAGATCAGTTTCAATAAGTTCACAACAAAATACTATTGTTTCAACAACTGTTTCTGGCAGACGTCAATCAAGACAAATTGATGGACAAAGATTTAAACTAACTCTTTTATTCCCAGTAATGACTAGAAGTGAGTTTGCACCGATACTTGCTTTTATAATGAAACAAAGATCACAATTAGAATCATTCCAATATACACCTGCTACTATGGCTTCAACCAATGGAGTTGCAACAGGAGTTATATCTGTTGCTGGTGCTGTAAGTGCTGGTGCTACTTCTTGTTCAATAGATGGTATGGGAAACAATCTAACTGGTGTATTTAAAGTTGGAGACTTTTTTAGATTTACTGGACAATCAAAAGTTTATATGATTGTTGCCGATGTATCATCTAATGGTTCTGGTGCAGGAACATTAACATTTGAACCACCATTAAGAGCAAATGTATCTGACAATGCAGTTTTAATTTATAATAATGTAGATTTTACAGTTGGTTTAACTAATGACATTCAAGAATTTAGAGTAGGCACAGAAAACTATTTCCAATACGAAGTTGATCTTATAGAGGTATTGTAATGCCTAGATCACTCAATGCTTCTTTAATATCAGAATTAGCAACTAATAAACTCAATCCAGTAGAACTAGTTTACTTAGGAGTAAGCACAGGTTCATATTATACAGATCATTACAAGAATATTACATTTGATGGTAACACTTATGTTGCATCATCTTTATTTTTAGGAAGTTCAGAATCAGCAGAATCTTCAGAAGTATCAGTAAGTAATTTAGTAGTAAAATTTGGTGGTGCAGATCAAACTATTATCTCTTTATTTCTTAACAATGATTATATGGATAAAAGAGCATGGGTATATAGAGGTTTCTTAGATGAAAACCAAGCACTAGTTAATTATCCATTTCTTTTATTTGATGGAAGAATTGAAAATCTAAGCATTGAAGAAGATGAAACTAATTCTGTTGTAAGTATATCTATTGCTTCACATTGGGCAGATTTTGATAAAACTAAAGGAAGAAAAACTAATACAAACTCTCAGGCATTACATTTTCCAACTGACGTAGGATTTGATTATGCTTCACAAACTGCAAAGGATATTAAATGGGGCAAGGCATAACTGATTTATATAAAATTATACATCTGTATAGGCAATTCCCAAGATACGATAAAATGAAATATCAAGATTTAGTAAATGCAATATTGCCTTCTTTTAATTTAGAACAATACCAACTTCATCAAGTTAATGGAGAAGTTGTAGGTTTTACTAACTGGGCATTTTTATCAGATGAAGTAGAAAAAAGATTTATGACAACAGGAAAGCTAAAAGCTAACGAATGGAAATCAGGTAATAATATTTGGCATATTGAAACAGTTGCTAAAAGTCATTTAAGAGAGATTATGAATTGGACTAAAGAATACTTTAGAAATTTATTAGAAGTAGATCAACCTTTAAAATGGTTACGAATAGCTGATGACTCAACTATTTATAGACGATCTATGAAGTTTAAAAGGGAGTTTCACATCTAATGGGTTTTGATCCAATCACATCAGCAGTCGTTCAGTTAGTTGTTACAACAGCTATATCTTGGGTATTAAAACCTGAACCACCAAAAAGAAATGTTCAACAACAAGAAACTGCACAAGGAATATTAGTTAATAAAGCTTCTAACAATACAGCTATCCCAGTTGTATATGGTCAAAGACAAGTTGGTATCTCAAGAGTATTTGTAGAATCTTCTGGCACAGATAATAACTATTTATACATGGCAGGAGTTCTTTGTGAAGGTGGTGGAAATGGAATTGAATCAGTAGATGAAATTTATATTAATGATAAACTTGTTACTTGGTCAGGTTCATTAACAGATGGAACATTAAGAACAGTAAATAGTTCAGATACTAATTATTATAAAGATGGTGCTAGTTTAATATCAGTACAAGCATTTTATGGATTAGACAATCAATCTGTATCTTCAATACTAGATGAATCAACTAACTGGGGAAGTAATCATAAATTATCTGGTGTTGCTTATCTTGCATTTAAGTTTACTTGGAATCAAGATGCTTTTAACTCTTTACCAGAAGTAAAAGTAGTTCTTAAAGGCAAGAAGATATACGACCCTAGATTAGATTCTACTAAAGGTGGTTCTGGTTCTCATAGACAAGACACAGCTTCTACTTGGACTTATTCAAACAATTCATCTTTAGTTCTTTTAGATTATTTAAGAAATGCTAGATATGGAAAAGCTTTACCTAATACTGCATTTGAAACTAATTACGATTCATTTAAGACTTCTGCAGATCTTTGCGATACTCAAGTAACTCCTTATTCTGGTGGAACAGATATAGACTTATTTCAAACTAATATAGTTTTAGACACAGAACAAAAGCTTATAGACAATGTAAGAGAATTATTAAATCCAATGAGAGCAATATTTACTTACACACAAGGTAAGTATTTTTTAATCATTGAGAATACTGGAAGTTCACAATTAAGTTTAAATGCAAATAATATTATTGGTGGTATTAAAATATTTGGTGAAAAGAAAAACTCTAAATTTAATAGAGTTATAGGAACATTTGTTAATCCTAGTAAAGAGTGGCAAGAAGATACAATTACATTCCCACCTGCTGATGATTCTGGTTTACCATCTGCAGATCAATACGCAACTTTATTAGCTGAAGATAATGGAACTAATTTAGAAGGTAACTTTACATTTCAAGGAATAACTAATCCTTATCAAGCAGAAGAACTTTGTGAAATAATATTAAAGAGATCAAGAAATGCTTTAGCTGTAGAAGTAATGGTTACTTCTGAAGCACTTAATTTAACTATTGGAGATTTAGTTGATCTTACTTATATAACAGGTGGATTTAGTGCAAAACTATTTAGAGTTTATGGGTTAAGTATAAATACAGATTCAACAGTTTCATTAAAACTTATTGAGCATCAAGATAACTTCTATACTTGGTCTGAAAAATCAGAAGCACCTACAATATCTGATACTACTTTACCAAATCCTAATTTAGTACAAGCACCAGCTTCAGTTACTTTAGATGACCAATTAATTGAATATTCAGATGGAGTTGTTATTACTGCATTAGATGTAACAATAGGTGCTTCGCCAGATTCTTTTGTGGATTACTACCAAGTTGAATACAAGTTAAGCACAGTTAGTGATTACATTATTGCTGGACAGGGTAGAGGTTTATTTCAAAGAATATTAAACGTAATAGACGGATTAACTTATAACGTAAGAGTAAAAGCATTTAACACACTAGGTTCTTCTTCAACTTATACTTCTGCAACAAGAACTATCGTTGGTGGAATTGCACCACCTTCTGATGTAACAGATTTTTCTTGTAACATTATTGGTGGAGATGCACATTTATCTTGGCAACAAATTACAGACTTAGATTTAGCTTATTATCAAATAAGATATTCAACACAAACAAGTGGTGCTTCTTGGGCTAACTCAGTTTCTTTAGTTGAAAAGGTTGCAAGACCAGCTACTTCAGTTACAGTTCCAGCAAGAGTAGGTTCATATCTTATAAAAGCAGTAGATAAAAATGGTAACTTTTCTTCTAATGAAACAATCATTGAAACAAATGTATTAGCAATAG